GGTTCGCGCGGGCGGTCGTGGATGGGGCGCTGCGGCACCGGGATGACGCCCGTCTGAACGCGGCGGTGAAGGGGTCGCGCCGCAAGTTCTCCGGCGACGGGTGGCGGTGGACCCGCACCGGGTCCGACGCGAACATCGCCGCCCTGTACGCGGCCGCGGTGGCCCTGTGGCTCGACGAGTCCGAGCCGGCGCCGTATGACCCGCTCGCCAACTTCATGCCCAACCTGTGAGGAGGAGCCGCGTGCGATTCATCCCCGGCATCCTCGGTGCCCTGCTCGTGGTCGCAGGTGTGGCCGTGATCTTCTGGCCGCTGGCGCTCATCGTGGCCGGAGGGTTCCTGCTGGTCGTTGACCGGCGGCTGACCCTGCCCCCGGTCAAGCCGCGCCCGGCCCGGGTCGAGGTCCGCTGATGGGGCTGTTCAGCGGACGGTTCCGTGATGAGCCCGTCGAGGTCGCGCGGTCGATGACGTGGCCGTACCCCATGACCGGGATCGGCAACTTCGCCTCCGCGACCGTCAGCGGCACGGGGGCCATGCAGTCCATCGCCGTCCGGTCGTCGATGGACCTCATCTGCTCGCTGATCAGCGAGCTCCCGCTGCACGTGTACCGCGGCGACGGGTCGACGCGGAAGTCGATCAACACTCCCGCCAACATCGAGGACCCCGGCGGGGACAACATGGGGCTCGAGGACTGGACCTACCAGGCGCTGCAGTCGTGGCTGGCCCGCGGGAACCTGTACGGCGACCCGATCTACAGCAGCACCGGCAGCCTGCGCGGCGTGTCGCTGTTCGACCCGGACTCCGTGCGACCCACGATCGACACGTCCGGGGCCGTGTCGTGGACGGTGAACGGCCGGCCGGCGCCGGGGCTGCTGCACCGGCGGGTGAATCCGATGGCCGGTGTGCTGCTCGGGTTCAGTCCCGTGGAGGCGCACGCCATCACGATCCTGTCGAGCATCGCGGCCGGGCGGTTCGGATACCAGTGGTTCACCGACGGCACGCACCCGCAGTCGCTGCTGGTGAACACCGAGTCGGACATCAACCCGGAGCAGGCCGCGATCGTGCTGGCCCGCTGGCGGGCGATGAAGTCGGGCACCCGCGAGCCCGCGGTGATGGGCAAGGGCTGGGAGGTCCGCGGCCTGGACATCACCCCGGAGCAGGCGCAGCTGATGCAGACGATCGGGCTGAACGAGGCGCAGGCGTGCCGCATCTTCGGCCCGGCAGTCGCCGAGACCCTGGGCTACGAGTCCGGCGGGTCCATGACCTACGCGAACGTGACCGACCGGCGCTCGGACCTGCTCGTGTTCACCCTCAACCGCTGGGCTCGCCGCGCGGAGCGGCTGCTGTCCGCGATGCTTCCCCGCCCGCAGTACGCCCGGTTCGACCGGGACGCGCTGCTGGAGTCCACGACCCTGGCCCGCTACGAGGCTCACGCGTCGGCGCTGGCGAACCGCTGGAAGACCGTCAACGAGGTCCGCGATGACGAGGACATGGTGCCCGTGCCGTGGGGAGACGTCCCCAACGAGAAGGCGCCCACCGCTCCCGCAGGAGGCAACTGATGCAGACGCTGACCGGCTACGAGGTCGTGCGCTTCGCGCCGACCGAGATGCGCGCAGCCAAGAAGGACGACGGCGGGCTGGGCACGCTGGAGGTCCGGTTCTCCAAGTTCGGCAACTGGTACCGGATCGCCTCCCTGTGGGAGGGCGAGTTCCTGGAGCGTGTCGAGCGCGGCGCGTTCGCGAAGACGATCGCCGAGTCCGGTGACCGGGTGCGGGTGCTGTTCGATCACGGATTCGACCCCAGCATCGGTGACAAGGTCCTCGGCCCGATCACGGACCTGCGCGAGGACAAGGACGCCGCGGTGGGCGTGGTCGACTTGTTCGACACGTCCTACAACCGCGACCTCCTGCCCGGCCTTGAGGCCGGCGTGTACGGGTCCAGCATGCGCATGGTCGTCACCCGCGACGAGTGGAACGACGACCCCGACCCGTCGGCGGACAACCCGAAGGGGCTCCCGGAGCGGACGATCAAGGAGGTTCGGCTCATCGAGTTCGGGCCGGTGACGTTCCCCGCGAACCCGGAGTCGACCAGCGCCATGCAGCGCTCGACGACCGACGAGTTCTACGAGCGCCTGCGCTCCCGCGACCCTGAGCGGGTCGACCTGGTGAGCCGCGCCCGCCCACAGACTGCACCCCACTGGCGTGACGCCGCCCCCGCGGGCACCTCACGCGCGGATGGCGCCGCAGAGCAGGACCCGCCCGCGCCGGCCGTCGGCCACCCGGGAGGGCTGACGCCCGCGCAGCGGCGCGAGCGTCTCACCCCCTCACTGACGAAGGAGTCAGCAGCATGACCCTCGAAGAGCTGCGCGCCCTCCTGGCCAAGGCCCAGGGCGAGCTTCGCACCATCCACACCGAGGCCGGCGACGCCGCCCTCACAGACGAGCAGCAGGCCCGCTGGGACGCTGCGGAGGCCGAGGAGCGGGAGGTCTCGGAGTCCATCGCCGAGGCTGAGGCCCGCGCCGCGAAGGATGCGGCCACGGCCGCCCGCCGCGCCAAGTTCGCCAGCGTGCAGGTCGCCCCGACCAAGCGGGACCTGTTCGCCGGTCTCGACCACGCAGACGACCGCGAGGTGCGCTCCCGGGCACGCGAGGTCGTCAGCGAGATCCGCTACGACCGCATCCGGGTGCCAGACGAGGCCCGGCAGCGGGCGCTGGAGCTCGCCGAGACCATCGACGGCGCCGCGGCGCTCATCATGGCGACCAGCTCGCCGGACTACATGAGCGCCTTCCGGTCCTACATGGCCGCGCAGGGCTCGCCGATCTACACCCAGGCCGAGGCCGAGGCCGTCCGCGCCAGCATGTCGCTCACCAGCGCGAACGGCGGCTACATGCTGCCCTTCCTGCTGGACCCGACCCTGATCCACACGGGCAGCATCGGGCGCAACCCGATCCGGCGCATCTCCCGGGTGGAGACCGGCACGTCGAACATCTGGCACGGCGTGACCGTGTCGAACGTGACGACCGCGTGGAAGGGTGAGGGCAGCGCCTACACCGACGGCTCGCCGACCACGGCCGGCCCGTCCATCACCGCGCAGCAGCTGACCGCCTACGTCACCGGCAGCGTGGAGCTGTTCGACGACTCGAACCTGCTCAGCCAGCTGCCCGGGCTGATCGGCGAGGCGTTCGACGACGCCGAGTCGGCCGCCTTCGTGGTGGGCTCCGGGTCGACCGCACCCAAGGGCGTCGTCACGGCCATCTCGGCCACGGTGGCCTCCACCGTCACCGCCACCACGCGCGGCTCGTTCACCGCGGCCAGCGCCGTGGACACGTTCGCGCTGCTGAACGCGGTCCCCAGCCGCTACGAGGACAACGTGACCTGGGTGGGCAACAAGGCCACCTTCAACACCATCCGGCAGCAGACGGTCGGCACGGCCGGCGTTCCGGTGGTGGACATGCTGGAGAAGAACGCCCTCCTCGGCTCGCCGTGGGCCTCCGCATCGTCGGTGACCGGGCTCACCACCTCGGGCAACGTGCTCATCGTGCTCGGCGACTTCCGCAACTTCGTCATCTACGACCGGCTCGGGACGAGCCTGGAGTTCATCCAGAACGTCGTGGACGGCTCGGGCATCCCGACCGGGCAGCGCGGCCTCGTGGCCCGCAAGCGGGTCGGGTCGGACGTGGCCGGCGCGCTGGATGCCTTCCGGTTCCTCAAGTGCTGACCTGACAGCACCCCAAGGGCAGCCGGCCTAAGCACCCGGCTAGAAGGCCCGGACCCCCTCTGCGGTCCGGGCCTTCGCCTTGCCCAGCGAGCACGGCCCGCCAGCAGGGGACCGAACGCAGAGGAGCCATCATGCCCAAGCCGTCCCGCGCCGAGCGTGCAGCGCGCGCCCGATCCGTCGTCCTGGCGTGGATCAGCCCCGGGCAGGTGTCGCACTACTTCGCGGAGAGCCTGTTCGCCACCGGCCTGACCGGGATGCGCGAGGGCTGGCTGGCCAACGTGCTCACCGACTGGTCGAGCGCGAACGTGTCCGCGAGCCGCAACAAGCTCACCGACAAGTTCCTCGACGACGATCAGGCGGATTGGCTGCTGTGGGTCGACTCCGACATGCAGTGGGACGCCGCC